ACAAGTTCTCTTGGCATAAAATCATTATGTGCAATAAACATAAAGTCACCAGATTGTGCATATGTAAATTGTGTAAGATTAGCATCTGTAAATGGAAGAGATGCACTATCTACATCTTGTGTAAGTGTAGATACTAATGAGTTAAATGACCCATTAGCATTAAGTCTAAATATTTCAATTTTTCCTGAACTAAAAGCTACAATATATTTTTCATCACTAGAAAATATAAATGGCTCTAATCTTATTTTTTGAGATGCAACAGTAAAATCTGTTACTGCTAATCGTGTTGAATCAGTTGTTGTAACTGTTCTATTATCTGTACTCAATCCATCACGTTTTACTGTAACAACATTTGCTGCTGGATTGGTAACAGTTAAACCTGATACTGCATTCAAAGCAGTAAAAATATTATCTGCTGTTGTATTATTATCTGCATGTGGTCTTACAAAATGAGTATTACCTGATGCAGCACTTGGAGAACTACTACCAGATGCCTCAAACTCAAGTGTAATTATAGTACTATCACTTAATGTAAAAGTAAGCTGTGTTCCAACCACTATATTTGCAAAATCAGTAACAGTCACAGTACAGCTTGGTTGATCATATGTTTGTGAAAAATTGTGAAGTCTTTTAGAACCGGGCCTGTTTATTACCCCACCTTCGGCACGAATAAACACGTTTTTCACAGATTGACCAGCTTGATTATAAACTGCTGAATCTATGCGGCTAGTTAGTGAAGGATTAATTTCACCAAAAATAAAGTTGTTTAGCGGTACACGTATCCTCGCCATCAACTTCGCCTTTCAGTAATAAACCTCGATGTAACAAGTTTTCTAGTTGTTTGCTGTTGACTGTCTAATGTTTTTGCCTGTTGAAGCAATGCTCCACCTTTCTGCTCAAGAATAGATGATAGTTGCTCATCTCTTGCTATCGCTAAAGCAAATGATGCTGCAAGAGAAAACTCTAATGCAACAGTAAAATATGATGGAAAATCTTGTTCTAATGCACGAAATGTATAATCAGCTACTAATGTATCTTGCGTTGATGCATCACTAAATACTTTGTCACCATAAATATTATATTCAATGATAGCATCGCTAATTGTAACAGCATGTAACATTAACATATCTGTTGGTAGTTGATGTGCTGTATCATATCTACCAGTAGGAACATTAGTAAGTAAATTTAATTGAGCTTGGTTTGTAGCAAATCTCCATCTACTAGAACATAATGTAGTACGAACAATATCTTCATAGATAGCATTTGCTACAGTCGATTCAGTAGTTGAGGCAGTAAATGATGTAATAGGATCTGCACCAATAAGAATTAATCCTCTGGATGCAATATCAATATCTGAATTAGCGGCTGATGGCATGTTTTAAATGGGGGGCTAAAGCCCCCCACTCCTATTAGTCACCGTCTGTTTCAACGACAGCAGTACCGTCTGAAACATCAACTACTGTGCCTGTATTTGACAATACATTAACAAAGTGTGTTGTAGGTGTATTGGTGTCAGTAACAATAATCAAATCACGAACAGATAACATATTAGCAGCATCATTAAAATATCCTGCTGTATTAACTGTTCCGATTGCATCAGCCGATGAATAAAACCATAAGTCACCGTTTGATGCACCACCAATTCTGGTAAGACCACTTGCTGAATAAGCCATATCTTAGCCCTCCTAGTTGTTGTCTAAGACTTCATAGATACCGTTGTCGTCAATTACAACAGAACCCATTGACATCATAGAGGTTGCAAGATGAGCAGCTTTTTCAGGCACATAGTTTATCTCTGTTTGAACATCAGAGTTAATTCCAAGTCCAACAGCAGTTGAATGATAACCCATATTCTTACCGGCTGTGATTGCTGACGTTGAAAAAATCTTAAATCCAAGAAATTCTTTCATTGTCATACCACCAGCAAAAGGTAGGTTTTGCTCTCCAACAAAGTCACTAGAAGCAAACTCATTAATTAAAAATAAGTCTGCATATCCTTTTGGATGCATAGCAAGATAACGCTGTCCATCTTCAGGAATATTTGCAGAACCCATTGTCTCAAACAAGCTAAGAAGATCAGCTTTAGAAACAGCAGAGCTACCACCAATCTGTGTTGAGTTAGCACCAGCATCCATTGCTGTATAGATGATCTCATCAGTCTTACGACCCAAAGCAGCAGCAGCAGATTGTGCTACAGCTTGACGCTCATCAATGTTTGTCTTTAACTCGTCTAGCTTATCAATATACTCAGGAGCATAAAAATCTGCCATTGTTGCTTCCACATTAGTATGTGCAAGTTCCATCGGAGTTACATTACCATTTCGAGACTTTGTATTTGCTGAACCAGTGCCAATCTTTTGGAACCGAACAACATTTCCACGAACATTACCAGCAGTGCGAACAGTGCCACGGAGTTTAGAACCCATACGCTGATAAGCAAGATGAACTTCAGTCTCGAACTGTTTAATAAAGGCTTGATCTATTGTATTAGCCATTATTCAGTCCTCTCATTAAAGTTTCACTACACCAACGGTTGTCCGTTTCTTTCGTCATCCAGTTATCTCATTGCGAGGCTGTCAGATAAAACAGGCCGTAATATCAATCCCATGCCACATTTTGAGGTAAATTACAACGCACAAAACGCACACATTGAAATCCATTTATAGTTGTTGCCTTCTTTGCAAACTGAAAACCTAACCAATTCAACCACTTAATTGTTTTTGTGTGATCTATAGGAACTAAATTTTCTAATATATCATAGTCAATTAACAGTATATCCATGATACGTTTAGTAACTCTACAAAATTTTAAAGGCTCTTCTTCACATAAATTGCTTCCAAGCAACCAAATTACAGCACTTCTATATTCTTTATCAAAAGAAATATCTGATACACCAAACATAGCGCATGGTTGATTGTTAATAATTATTGTCCATGTTTTACCATTGGGATCTCTTAATGGCTCATGCAATGCTGCCCAAGGCGATGCACCAACAATCATGCACTCTCTTATATCAGTAGGACGTAAATGATGCTGAAGGTAGCCAGCATGCTCGCTTGTAGCATTGACTACCTTTGCATCGGTAAACTCAATCTTATTTATATAGTTGATTGAATCCTTCTTCGACTTCTCTAACATAACCAGCATCTCTCTTAACTGGATTCCAGTATCTAGGATCTTGCATTTTAGTTCTTAGTTCATCTTCATTTGCTCGCAATGATGGCTGTGCATCAGATGATACTGATGCATCTTTCATTTTACTCATAAGAAACTCCATCATTTCTATGCCTTTAGCTGACTGCCCAATACCTAATATTACATCTTCATATTCTGCTGGAAAGAATTTTTGACTCCATAAACTTACAGCATCAATTCGTGCATCTGCATTATCACCTAATTGAGAAATTTCGGCATCAAGATCTGGCTGCATAGCTTCCATTGCAGTATTAAATTGTTCAATACCATTTACGAATTCTTCTTGCGAATATCCATTTTCAAACGCATGATTTGCCCACCATTGGAATAATGCATTATCATTAGCAAGTTCTTCATCAACAATATCAGGAATTTCATAGTGACCAGCACTTTCTGGTCTACTTGAATATGCTTCCTTCTCCATTTCTGAAATTAATTCATTGCGGAGATCTTCTTCTCTTTTGCCTTTCCAAGATTCAAGTTCACCATATGATTTTGCCATAGCTTCTGGTGATTCAAATTTTTCAGGCAACCACTCAGGTCTTTCTGATACAGGTGCTTCTGTAGCTTCTGCTACTTCAACATTATCTGTTTGTTCCATTCTTCTCTACCTTTTCTGCATGTTTAATACGTCTTTCAATTAAACCAACAATATAACGCTGACCTTCAAGATGACGAAGTTCAGCATCACTTGCGGCTGGCCCTGTTACTGCTTCTATAGTTATAGAACGCAGATACTTTAAAACTTCTTGTCCAGATGGTTGTCTAAACAAGGTTCTAATATCCAATGATATTTTGTTATCATCAGATACTGTTCGTGGAAAATTATCTATACCAATTCTATTGTTGGACATCTTCAGGGTTCATTTGCTGTTGCTGTTGCATTTGTTGTGCAGCCATAATTAGTTCCTCTCTATCAACTTTATCTCGAACTAATGTATCGGGGACTCCAAATTTTCTAGCTAAATGAACGGCTACTTCCTCTGAGCTTACAAGAAGGTTTAATACTTCTGGTCCAAATGTACCACCTACAAGTTGTAAGTATCTTGAGATCGAAGATATATCCTGATTGGCTTGTGCTTGAGCTAACGGTGATATTGATCTTACTTTAATTTCTCTACCATTAACAGATGGTAATTCAATACGGCCTTGTTTTTTTAGAATATAAACTACACGCTGTAATATAGGTTGTACCATTTCTGCTTGCAGTCTACCAAATGCTGACCCAATCCTTCTGGACAAGTCAGCCATACGTTCTGCAACTTCTGTAGCAGATGCAGGTGTTTTATTCGGATCACCAAGCATATCATTGTATAATGCACGCTTAATATTATTTCGCATATCACCAAGCACAAGTTGTGCTACATCAAAGTTGCCAGCATTGCGTATTGGCTGCAAACCTTGCGATCCCATAGCTTTTGGAATAATAGTGCCGGGAACAAGATTGATTGTATCAGTATTTATAATGCCATCATCATCCATCTGATAGATACCAGAGATAGCCATTTGTGCATTTTCCAAAACCAGTTCAATGGTAAGGTTAGTAGTTTTGATTGCTGATAACGCATTGATTAGTGGCCCTCTTCCATAGATTTCACCACTAGCTTTAGACCAGCGGAAACATATAAATGGGTTTGAACCTGTGCCTTTAAACAACTCTCTTTGTATTATTTCTTTTTCTGGAATATTAATTACAAAGAAATCAAATCTATCTTCATTTAATTTTTCATAATTACGACAAACTATTTCGAGGATTTGCGTTTTTTCTTCCGGGTTGTTTTTGATCCTTTCACCTGTTTTTTCGGCGAAGTTTGCGTTTGGATACGCCACACGTAAGTCTTCATTTTTGAGATTACGTTGCCTATAAACATGGTCAATTTTATCATCTGGACCTGTATCAAGGTAAACACTCGGTAACGGAATAGCATTAAAACGTATCGGATTAACTGCATCACCTTCTTCGACAAGAAGGATACCAGTTCCAACAGCGAGGTCCATAAACGATTCATGTACTTCTTGCCCAAAGTTTGAATTTTGTATAATTTCAAAAACATAATCTGTTACCTGATCTAAGTTATTATTAACTTCATCACGCTCACCTTCTGGCACTTCGCTGCCAGCTAAAAGATCAGCCCAACGTGCAAAGTTTGGCACCAAGCCTGACTGTAAACGAGATGCAAACTCCTGTGTTCCTACAACAGCAGTTTCATCAAAAATTTTATCATCTCTACGTTGGCCGGGGCTTTCATAGAAAAAACTTTGTCTCATTGGAAGAGCATATTCATAACACTCTTCAAACAATGATTCAAAAAGAACACGATTGGATTTAGCTTTATTAAAGCGTTCCAACATTTTTACAGCAGATGTATCCATTATAATGTCTCGTCAAAATAACCTATACCGCCACCCTGTCCAGTAATAAGAGATCTCTTTCCTTGCCCACCTCGTCTTTTCCTGCGCACTTGCGTTTTTAATCTTTCCTGTCTTTCATCTGCTTGCTTTTGTTCCTGTTCAGCAATCATATCTTTTTTCATTTGTCTAGCTTCTGCTGCTTCAGGTGGTTCAACAGGAGCTTTTGGTTTAGATATACCAAGCAAACCTCTCGTAAGTTTACGTATTGGTTTTAAAATTGAAGAGACACACATAGCTTTCTCCTTACATTCTTGACCACAAACCCTGCCTACGAGGTTTAGGTTTTCTGGAAAAGACATCAAAATCCATCTTTGCTTGAAAAGGTTTAGTAGGCATTGAGATGTTTGACAAGATATTTCTACCTTCACCAGCACCCATCATCAAATATTGCAATGCATCATGTATATGTGAAAAGTGATTTTTTTCTGGCTTATCATCATATCTTTCACCAGATACCTGCATACGTTTATACTGATACCCACCTTCAAAACCTTTGATTAATGTACGACATCGAGGATCAACCAAGAATCCAGATTGACCATCAACCATTCTGTTAAGAGGCGCATTAACAGATTCAAGCCTTAATGATACATCATTTGATTGTGCAGGGCGTGCATTTAATCCACAACCACGCAATATTTGAAATGGTGTAGATTCGTCTGTCTGTGCGCGAAAGTCACCTGCTGGATCGCCAATAATATTAACATCACAATCATTATATTTAGAAGCAAGTTCAACACGTAATACTTCACTAAACTTTACAATCCCCATGTCAAATGCAACTACTTCTTGCAATATAAGCCAACGACCTCGAACCTTTTGTCCAAATACTGCTGCTGGTGTTAAACCAAAGTCAACACCAATAAATATAGGAATGCCAGAAGCAATAGGTATTTCTTCTGTAGCTACATGCACCTCTGTTGCAAACATAGGATACACAGGCTTGCCATCCTTTATTGTTCCCAACTTGTTCATTACATAAACATCAATCCAGCTTTTTGTTTTTCCTTTAACAATGTTTGAATAATAATCATCACGCATGTTCTTTATATTTTCAGCATCTTTATTCTTTGTGTATTCAGTTACATTTCCATCCTGATCTTTATCTTCAAGCATAGCTGGGGGTTGATTAAAAAACTCCCAGTTATCTGGCTTGACAAGCATTGTAGCTTCTTCTCTAGGAATATGATCTGGAATAGGAACTTCACCAGACATGATAGGCCACCAATGATCTTCTTCTGGTGCGTTGGTATCTGCAATTACACCTGTCCAAGTACAGCCACCATCTTTCATAGACGGATAACGACCAACACGCATAGTACAGGCATCAATAATAGACTTGGGTATTTCTCTAGCTTCATTAATCCATATGCCAGTAAGTTCGAGTGATAAGAGTTTCTTTACATCTTCTGGCCTATCAAGAGCTAAAAACAAAACTTCTAAATCAATATCACCTTTTTTAATATGATGTGTATAAGGAACAGACCATAAAAACTTTCCCCACTCTTCTTCAGGAAACCAGTCTAACCATGTTTTGATTGTTGTTGTTCGTAGTTGTGGGTTGGTGTTTCTTATGATTGCCCATCTACTATGGCGTTTACCATCTTCAGATTTCTGCTGCTGCAATGCTCTTCTAAACACTTCAACACAACAACTAACAGATTTACCAGAACCTACTGGCCCTCTAAGGCCACGAAAGAATACATCAGACTTCATAAAGTCTTTTAATATATCTCCGTCAGGTTTGTATTTAAATTTGGTCAACCTTATGATCCCTGCCAAACTTTATCATACGCTCAATAACTTCTGGCCCTATGACAGCAATAACTTTATCAGCTTCACGATCTGTACAAAACTCTTTAGGATGGTGACAAAGATGTACCTTCTTCACCACTCTACGCAATACTTCACGCTCTTCTACTTTTAATGTATGTAAAAAACTCATCTAAACCTTTTGGCTATACGCCTTGCAGCTTTAGGCTGCTTTGAAAACTGTTTACCTTTAGCAGTATCTTCACGCTTCTTTTTGCTACTAGCGGCATATTGTGCGCTGCTCATAGCTTTAATAGCAGCCGCAGGTAGATAACGCTCACCAGTAGCTTTTGAACCTTGTGTTGATGGTTTACCAGATTTAGTTTGCCACTTCTGACCTGTCCATCTCATTAAGGATGTTTGTGATGGCGCACGTGCCATTACTTACCAACTTCTTTCTGTGCTGTTTTATGAGCCTGAGTAAATGATCGCCCCTGTTTCATAAGCTTAC